ATACTGCCGTATCACTAGCAACCGCAGAGGCCGCAACAACAAAAGCGCCTCGCCGTGTTGCCTTGGGTTATGCCACATGGGCTGTCGGCGCTGCTATCGGTCAAGGGCCGCAAGCTGGTCCTATCATCGTTGATTTTGGTGACGCGCCTGTATTTGTTAACCCCGGCGAATTTTGCGCTCTGGTGGGTAAGTTCCTTGTCGGCACGGCAACGGCATCACAGACTATTAGCTTTGTTTGGCAACCGATTTACGGTTGGGAATAATGGGAGCGTTTGAAGCCACTGCTTTTACAGCAACAGGCTTTTACACAAGCGCTATTGAAATATGGTCACCACAAACACCAGCAACAACAACATGGACAGCATCAAGCCCTACATCTCCTGACTGGACAGCACAGACACCAGCAGGAGGTTCATGGAATACAACAGCACCAGATGACAGCATCTGGACGCCTTCAACACTAGCAACAACAATTTGGAACTAAAGACATGGCACTCAACATTTCTTACTTCGGCAACGCTGACCCAGCGACCCGCCAATGTTACGGCATCAATGTTTCCCGTGTAGATTACACCGTCACTGGATCAAGCGCATCTGTCGGCACATTGCCCACCAATGCAGCCTATGCCCGTCTGAAAGCAGGCGAGACTTGTATTGTATCCAATAACGGTTCCGCAGCATCTGTGACCAATGGCGTAAAGCTGGACGCAGGTGATATAATCGACATTGAATGCAAATCAGGAACTAACCTTCAGGCGATTACAGCTTAACTACCGAGAAACCGCCCATCCTACGGGAAGCGGGAAACGAGGTTTAAAATGACACCGAAACAGGAAATGTTCATCAGAGAATATCTGGTTGACCTGAACGCCACACAAGCCGCGATAAGGGCTGGTTACAGCGAAGATACAGCCTATTCGCAAGGCCAGCGCATGTTGAAAAAAGTTGAGGTGGCTGCTGCGATCCAAAGCGCGATGGATGAGCGGTCAAAGCGCACAGAAATTACAGCCGATTACGTTCTAACTACTATTCACGATACAATCGAGAGGTGCAAACAAGCCAAGCCGGTTATAGACCGCAAGGGTGAGCCTGTTCTTGTGGAAACGACTAACGGTGCGATGGCCCAAGCGTATGTTTTTGATAGCAGCGCGGTTTTGAAGGGTGCCGAATTACTCGGCAAGCATCTAAAGCTATTCACTGACAAGGTAGAGCAAAGCGGCAACGTGACCTATACGATTGCAACCGGCGTTCCGCGTGACGACAGTTAATTTAGGTTATGAGGCTCGACCGGCCTTTATCCCACTACACACACGCAAAGAACGCTTCGGATGTATTGTGGCGCATCGAAGGGCAGGAAAAACAGTCGCCAGCATCATGGATTTAATCGACGCTGCATTGCGCTGCACAAAGCCCAACCCACGGTTCGCCTATATTGCCCCATATTATGCACAGGCCAAGGATGTAGTGTGGGCCTATGTCAAGCAATACACGGCATCAATACCTGGAGCGACAACGAACGAAGGCGAGTTAAGGGTCGATCTACCGAACGGCGCAAGACTAAGATTATACGGCGCTGACAATTACGACCGATTGCGCGGTATTTATCTTGATGGTGTTGTTCTTGATGAATTTGCTGACCAGCCTCCACAGGCATGGCGCGAAGTAATCCGTCCTGCATTGGCTGACAGGCAGGGGTGGGCACTGTTCATTGGAACACCAAAGGGAAAGAACGCCTTTTACGACATATACCAACTGGCAATAGACGAACCTGACTGGTTCGCATTGAAATTGAAGGCATCGGAAACAGGATTAGTTGAGCAGGCAGAGTTAAGCGCAATGAAGGCGCAAATGACTGCAAACGAATATGCTCGCGAAATGGAATGCGACTTCGATGCGGCTATTGAAGGCGCTTACTACGCTGAAGGCCTTGCCGCCGCAGACAAAGAAGGGCGGATTGGTAATGTTGCAGCCGATCCATTGCTAAGGCTTCGGGCCTATTGCGATATTGGCGGCGTAGGCAGGAAGGCCGACGCTTTCACGTTATGGGTTTGCCAGTTTATTGGCCGCGAAATACGGGTTTTGAATTACTATGAAGCGCAAGGGCAGGAACTATCTGCGCACGTTCACTGGCTCAACCAGAATGGATATGAAGCAGGCAAGATTGACATTTACCTGCCACACGATGGGGCTGGCGAAAAAGGGCCTTACGCGGGTTCATGGGAAACGGCGTTTAGGGACGCAGGGTATCATGCGGAGACAATCATAGGGTCTGGTTCAGGCGGCGCGGGTGCACCTCTTGTCCGTATTGAGGCAGCGCGAAGATTGTTTCCTTCAATGTGGTTTGACAAGAAAACGCAAACCGGACGCGATGTGTTGGCAGCGTATCATGAAAAGAGAGATGAGAAGCGCGGCGTTGGTCTTGGCCCTGCCCACGATTGGGCAAGCCACGGGGCAGACGCTTTCGGGCTTATGGCAGTAGCTTATGAAGAACCCCGCAAGGTTCAGGCGATTAAATACAATCACAAGGGTGTCTATTGATGAACGAACAGATGACGCCTGACGAACTGGCGACCTATCTTTACGAAATGGAGCGGCAGGCCGTTAGCTTCCGTTCGTCCGATCTATCGGATGAGCAGGCAGTAGCTATCGACTTCTATGAAGGCCGTCCCTTTGGTGACGAGATAGAGGGCCGTTCGCAGGCAGTGGTTCCGGTTGTGCAAGAGACTGTCGATTACATGACGGTTTCAGTATTGCGCACATTTGTCTCAGGTGACCGTGTGGTAGAATTTACCGCGCTTGAGGAAGAATATGCAGATCAGGCTGAAGAGGCCACCGAGGCTTTAAATCAGGTCTTTATGCGCGACCAAGACGGTTACAAGGTTCTACACAACTGGTTGCAGACTGGCCTTATTGAACGCATTTGCGCTGTCAAGACATGCTGCATTGAAGACCGCAAGCGCAAGCGGGAACGCGGTGTTGCGACCGAAGAAGAGTTGGTTATGTTGATGAATGACCCAGACGTCACCATCACACAGGCAACTGACAACGGCGACGGCACGTTTGAGGTAACAGGCGAAAGCACAAAAACCCGCAAGCGTTACGTTGACTTGCCTATCCCAAATTACGAGTTTCTATTCTCTGCCCGCACACGGCATGAAGACGAGAGTGACTATATCTGCCATCGTTCCAAGAAGACGGTTTCCGATCTTGTTGGCATGGGCTTTGATAAGGATACAGTGGCCGAACTGTCTTCTTATGACGAAGGCTCATTGCTGGACGAACGCGAGAACGCGACTTGGGACGATGAAATGTTCGCCGAGCCTAACGAGATGGTTCCCGGCCTGCGTCGTGTCATGTTGCGCGAAGAATATGCCCGGATTGATTATGACGGTGACGGTATTGCGGAATTGCTTAAGGTTTTCCGTGTAGGCAACAAGATATTGGAAGTGGAAGAGGTAGAAGACCAGCCTTTCACCGTATTCTGTCCTTTCCCGCGTTCACATCGTCTGGTTGGGAACAGTCTCGCTGATAAGGTAATGGACTTGCAGCGCACGCAGTCGATTGTAATGCGCCAGACGCTTGACGGCTTCTACATGACCAACGCGCCTCGCTTCTGGCTAGATGAAAGCAGCATTGGCGATACGACCATTGACGACCTGTTGACTGTTGCCCCCGGCGTGATTGTAAGGGGTAGGGGGCAGGCTCCGCAGCAACTAGGCTCCGCATATGATGTTAGCCGTTCTATGGCGCTTATAGAGCATCTGAAGGGCGAACAGGAAAGCCGGACAGGTATCACACGACTTAACCAAGGGCTTGATGCTGACACATTGAATAAGACCGCCACAGGGCAGGCTCAATTGCAGGCTCAAGGCCAACAGATCGAAGAGTTTGTTGCGCGTAACTTTGCAGAGGCATTGTCGCGCATGTTTGTCAAAAAGCTCAAGTTGATGAAAGAGCATGGTGACCCTGTGGCGCTTCGCGTTGATGGTGACTACAAGCAATCCCAGCCTTCCGAATGGCCGGAAGATATGGACGTTGTTATCCGTGTTGGCCTTGGTAGCGGCAAGAAAGAGCAGCGCATGGCTTATCGTATGCAGGTAGGCGAAATGCAGCAGGTTGCATTCCCGCTTGGGCTGGCAACGAAAAAACATCTTTATAACACGGGCGCTGGATTTGTGCGTGATGCAGGTCTTGGCGACCCAAATGATTACTTTGCCGATCCTGAAGCTGAAGACGCGCCAGAACAGAAGCAAGAGCCCCAGACGCCGCCAGAGGTTCAGGCTGCAAAGTAAT